CAAAATACAATTCTTTATAAATACTAGCATACCTGAATTAGAGAATATTGCAGACAAGAAAATTCAAATTTAAAAGAATAGAATTCCATGAAAATGATAAATCTTACTCAAAATGAAGCAATCCAGGCCAAGACGGGGCGGTTGACGGTGTTGTGGTTGAATATATCTTCCGTTGCCCTAGTGGAGTTAGTGCTGAGACTTGGGTGGAACAGGCCAAGAGACGGCTTAACATGGTTAAACCTTGGATAGCTAAATAAGGGATAAATATGACAAATAAAATAATTGCTTTGGTCTTGATACTGTTTGGAACTTTTTTATTTGTTCTAAACGATATAATTGAGATGAGGGAAGGACGGAGAAAACTCCCTCCCCTATCTGAATTCGATGGGGTGACTAGTAAAGGGATTCCTGATATGGTAGTGGTTGTCCCAGAAGATAGGACTGATTCTTTGACGACATGGACATCCGGCGAAAAGATAATACACCCCCTAGAAGTACCGTTTGACTTACCTGAGGGTGTTAAGATTACAGTGATGATCAAAGATGGAGTATTGTGCGTGGTCGATCCAGATCCATGTATGCCTGTTAAGATACCAAACGAATAGAAATACTTCAAACAATTCCAAAGATAGGGGGAAAAGATGAAAACTATTATTCGGGCACTCTGTATTCTGTTGTTACTGCTCATGGCAGTTCCTTCCGTAGGCAACACTGCTTTAAACGTGTGGTTAATCCCAACCCAAAGCAATGGAATGAGCGGTTCCCCTGGGGATATTCCAGAATGGTGTAATAGTATTCCGCCCAATGTGGAATATTGGGTAGAATCAGACTACCCAAACTTCTCTTGGATAACTCAATACAACACAACTTTCAATGCTCAACAGAACTTTGGGCCTGAGGTACTGTTAGCCTTTAGGCTTGCAGAATATTACCCGGATGAGGAACACCTTATTATTAGGTTCTCAAGAGGCGGCACCAATCTTGCCCAACAATGGTGTAAAGATTGTGAATTATACGACAGGCTTCTTGAAATTATTAGCTGGGTGGTAGGACCAAGGGAAGTGGTATACAGAGGACTTATTTGGATACAGGGGGAAGGGGATACGGTCGATGTCAATAAGGCAGTAGCTTACAAATCCAATCTAACCGAAATGATTGGGGGCATCCGTGATAGCTTGAATGCCCCCAATATGCCGGTTTTAATCATTCCTACTGATGTGCCGGAAATCCCGTATACCTATATCTTTAATGTGGCACAAGGTCAGAAAGATTTCTGCCAAGAAGATCTTCATTGCCGAACAGTTACAAATTCCGGGCTTGCTCGGTACGCCGACAATGTCCATTACACTTCCAGTTCCCAATTGGCTATTGGGGCCAGAGCTTTTTGGGTGTGGTGCGTTCACTTTTCAGGGGATTAATTTCCACCCTGATGAATAACTTTCCGAGCATTTCTTTTGGCCTGAAGCCTATCTTGAACGATTTGAGGTAGGCTTTCCTCGTCTATATCCAACACGGCCAATATATCTTCCACCACCCTGGGTAAATCCTTATCCAAACGAACCAGGGTTTGAATTGCTTCTTGTCGGATATCGGGGGCCGGGCCGGGGGCCGGTTTTTCAAAAACCCCATCAGAAAAAGTCCACCCTGCAATTACTTCCTCTTCCTCACACAAAACCCAAACTAAATATGGGTGGAACATTTGAGTAATATCCATCGTATCCGTATCCAAATGGATAATTTCTCGGACTATTTTGTTTTCAATTCTGGCATACTTTTTTGTGTTCATAACACTTAACCCTTTCTTTTTTACCAATACATCCCGATCAATCCGGCAGCGCCTGCTCCGCTAGTACCGTTACCACCCCCAGCCGAACCTCCACCACCACCACCTGGGAAAGTGCCCGCCATACCGCCGACCTGCCCATTGCTCCCTAAGGCAAAAACCAAAGGCGCACCTGACCCTCCCATGGGCGCATCCCCTCCTGGTCCCCCCATCATTGGTGATGTGTTGGGAGTACCCCCACTGCCTATTTCCCCGTTGATATTTAAGCCACCACCAGTAGGTACTCCCCCTGCCACGGCACCCGTGCTGTTGTAATACCCCCCAGCACCACCGGTGACGCTAATATGCACCCCAACGCTGGAAGTCCCCCCGGTAGTACCGTTAGCACCACCAAAAGCCGCAGCGCCCGCTATACCTACAGTAATAGTAAGACCACTGGCTATTTCCGCAGCTGATAATTCTATAAAACCTTCAGAATATCCCCCTCCCCCTCCCCCGGTCCCTACTTGGTTAGCTGTATTTCCCCCTCCTCCACCACCACCGCTCCATACCCGTACAAAACATCGGGTTACACCTACAGGTAAAGTAACCCCAGTATATACTCCAGCAGTAGGTGTAAGGGTTCCTAAAGGCCCGGTACTGGTAGTATAGGTAAACATTTGCATATTGGTAACGCCACTGGCCATGGCGGAATTCATCAATTGGAACTTAGTGCCATCATACCACAAAAAGGCTATTGCCCCTGCTACTAAATCCCCACCTTTCAAAGGGGTACCCCCCATCCGTGTGATAGTTTTAGCTGTAAGACCATTAACAGCCAGGGTAGATGCAGATAAAGTATTTGTATTAACTATATCCAGGGCTACCAACAAACCTTCTGCATAAGCTGTTATAGCAGGTACCAATGTAGCAGCGTAAGCATTAGCTGCTCCGGTATCTTCAGAAAAAACGAACTTACTGAACTGGATATCATCGGCTGTAGCCAACAAAGATAATACGGCCACTAAAGCATCAAAATCGTGGCCGACAGTACCTACTGAACCGTCTTCAACAGTATACCCCTTGTCGCTCAAGGATTTAGCTAAGGCTGCAGCCATATTAGCAACCTGCAAAAACAACTTGTTCGCGGTTGTGGAAGGGAATACCCCAGCAGTTGCTCCACCTACCCTTGCAGTATTTACAAGATAGGTGCCGTCACTTTCCAAATTACCAAGGTCTTCATCCCATTGTTTAAAATTTGTAGTCATTATTTCCTCCTATAGAATCCACCAATTGCCTTCATCTAATCCGGAAACTAAATCGGTATCCAAATCAAACCCAAAGGCAGGATACCTGTTATTGTTTGCTTTCCACCAATTACCCACATCCAGACCAGAAACATAGGGGTCATCGTAATCGAATCCAAAAAGCGGGAAGGGAGGGCCTACATAAATACGCTGCAAAACAGCCTGGGGTCTGGGTACGATATAACCGTATTGCACCAAATCCAGAAAAATAGAAGATTCATTGGGAAACTGGACGAACACGTCCATATCCATCCAGTGATTATCGTGTATAGCTAAAATAGCGCCGGGGAAAAGATTGCCCCAAAGTGGGTACAAACTATCCTGTTGTCCATCCCATTGATTCTTACCTATAGTAGCTTTGATTAAAGTACGGTAATCCGTATCCGTTAATACAGGACTAATCCCATAATTGGGCTGGAAAGGAAGGGTACGGGGTATACCTACAATTTCCCCCAGTACATCTAATTGTACCCCAACAGCCAAATCCAGGTCAAAGGCGGCGTCAATGCTTTCAGCAAAAGCTATAATATCCCTAAACTTTTCTATGTAAGCACGAAGTTTAGCTTGAGCTTTAACCGATAAAGCATATTGGCCGGTTAAAAGTCCCACATAATAATCAGAAGTGTTACCCATTTAAACCTCATTTATAGTAATGTTGGCCAACAAACCTTCAGCGACTTCTGTATAATCTATTACGATATCCGCTGCTAATCTTGTTCCTGTCACAACACCTATTAGCACGGATTCTATCAAGAATAAGGGCCGGGCCAGATTTGGATTGACGGATTGGGCAGCCGCCCCCACAGCTTCAAAAGAAACATCCTGATATATTTCCAAAGCGTTTAAGAAATCCACCACGGTTTGTTCAATACTATCCGCCGTAGCAGACGTATATCCAGTCTTTGTCTTGATATTGAGGGTTACAAAAATAGGTATAGAAGTTGGACGGTAAAATTTTATATCTGTTTCCGCCAATGTCAAAGGATCGGCTACTGTTACCTGTACATCACCATTGGTATTACAACCAATACCACGGTTATCGTAAATAGATTGGGCTACAGCAGCATCTGTACCACCCTCAACAACACAAGTAAGACTGTGGGAGGGTAAACTCAGGCCGTTGGGGTCCGTAGCTGGTGACCCGGTATAATTTTCTAGGGCCAAAGAACGTGAAACCCCCACTGTGGCTATAAGGGCCGCCCGCGTTTTTTCCAGGGGTGTTTGACTAGGGGAAGCCACGCTTAAAGTTTGTCTGGCCCTGAGGTCAGAATCCTCTTCAACAGCCGTACCAGGTACCGCTGAAGCAGCATTTGTAACTGAAGTCCATCCTAAAGTAGGGGTGGCTATTGAAGATAAATCCCCAGGTAAAGCAGTTATAGCCCCAACAGTTTGGCAAACAGCTGTTGCGGATACAGTTCCACCCACCCCTATAGTGACAGTAGCCGGTAAATCCCAATCGTAACCATTTAAATCCGTTATGGTACCATTAAGTATTACCGTCCCCTCTGTCCCCAACAAAGTAACCACACAACTGGAATAGCTGGGGGTTTCCCTGGCCATTCCATTCATTTTAATTATGGAATCCAAACCCGTACCCACTGCGGATACGGGACTGCGGTTGTTGTAGGCTAATTCAGCTGCAGCCAAAGCATCCATATAAGCTAAGGAAACAATGGCTAATTCCTGGGCATCGTCACTATCGTTTTCCAAGTAAATATCATCCCCAAATATACTTCGCATTTTTACCTTTAAATCTTCTAACACATCAGCAAAAAGCGGATAATGGGGACCAGCAGCATCAATATAAGGTGCTACATAAGCCATGTTTCTTTATCCTTATTCTGTTATATCCAAAGGAGAATTGCTTACTACCACTGGGCCATAAATACTATCTGCTATAGCAGTATAGGTATATTCCCTGATACTGCTATCATAACTGCTCGTAAAACTGACGATTTGGGTTATCCCAGTAGTACCCAGAATACGTTCCGTTATCAAACGGTCAACGGCTTCTTTATTTGATCCTTGATAACCCAATATACTCTGGAACATGGGTAGTCCATCTGTAATGTCCAAAAACCATTCGCCTTCAAATAACAGCAACCTGGTACGAACTGCCTGACCTACAGCCTCTTGACCATACAAGAAATTACCTTTACCGTTGCCAAACGTAATATCCCAAATCCCGGTTACAGGATCTTTCACCAATCGTCTATATAGCATATTTTTAACCTTTTAAAATCCAGCCATTACATTGGTACTATGTTCGTCACAAACTGAAGCGCAGGGAGAACTAATAGCATCCCCTTGTACTTGAATAGGCTGAGAATTCACTAAAACTTTTCTTACCCCTATATGAACACCGTTATGGCAAGATGAACAGCAATGTATCTCCATAGCATCCCCATAACGCTCTACTTCCCTACTATTTACCAATACATTCGGCGACCACGTCGCTGAGGGCCTGGGCGGCCATCACCCATGACCTGTGCATACGTCCCCCCGGCGTACTACCCCCTTACTGATACTTCCTGAATCAGTATCAAAAATATCACCATCAAAAGTTGTGGGTTCAAAACTTCCCTTAGTCATTTTATTTTCTTGACCTTAAAAAAATTAAAAATGATTATTACCAAGTTTCTGTCCATATATCCCAAACTAAATTTCCGCCCCCACTTATAATATACCACCAGTCCACTGGAACTTCGCAGTGAACATTTTCATAATAAGCAGCAATCTTGATTTGGCCCATTCCGGT